CATTTCCATCATAAAAATTACTTGTTAAAGGTGTCCATGGTATTAAAATAGAACTACTAGCTTGTGTTCCTAATGTAGATGGAGTATTTTTTACTAAAGAACCAGAGTAAGTTTTAATTGCTGTGCTATAACGATTCATCCATAAATCGTAATCGTTTTCATCATCTTTATTTTTACCCCCAAATTCACTTATACGAAGCATTGTATTAGGAACACCCCATATATTAATTAATTGTCTTAATCCTGTTACAGTACCTTTTCTTTTTACTAAAGAAACCATATTATGAAATATTCTTTTATATATTTCTTGTGATGAATTTTCTAAAGGATATGGGAATGATGGATCTGCTAAAGCTATAACATATCCTAAAGTAGATTGTTGTTGATCATAATAATTTATAATAGAACCCGATGCTATATCTACATAATGGGAAATATATTCTAATCCTGATCCTGTGATAGGATATACCCCAACATTATTTGGATTAAAGTCTATTGAATTAAATGTATTACCTCCTACATTAAATCCTAAAGATTCAACTACATCATCAGCTAATCCTAAAGGTAGAACTGATCCTGTTAGCCCAGAATTAGTATTACGAACTTGTTCAACAGCTTCAGTGTAAAGATAAGCTTCATCAAAAGCTTGTCCTGTCATATTTACAAACTTAATGTATTGGTTATTACTTGAATTATCAGTAATATAAGGTGGTATTAAATAATATAAATAATCTTGGTTATCATTATCATATCTTGAAGCAGAATAAACTTGATTTTTTCCTGTATTATAATAAAGATCTGTTTCATCTGTACTACCAAACCAATTTAATGCCTCTGAACTTGTAACAGAAAAATTTGTATAAGGATAGGTAGAAGTAAATTTAGGCCAAGATTCTGATCCTGTTACATAATATAAAAAATATTCATAGCTATCGAATTTACTAATAATTTGATTTATATTATTACTAACTCTATTATAACTAGAAGAATAATTAGCTGATCCTGAGGTTCCCCCAGTAATGTTTTCTAATTCAAGTAATTCTGCTGATGAACTTTCAATAGATGATAGTTTATCCTTAAAATTTCTTAATCTTTGTTCTGCAGATGAATATTTAACAAATTCACTCCAATCCCCCCAATTTTTTCTTAAAAATATACCTTTTTGATCTCTTAAAGAATTAAATTGATAATAAGATTCTGATGTTGCTGTGTTAACTAAATCATTAAAATTTTTATAGTTTGTAGAATTATTTATTTTATCTTTAAGGTCTATATTATAATTAGGACCCTTTAATTGAAGTAAATTATCTACAAATTCTAAATTAGGTTGAAAATCAACTGAAAAAACTAGTGTTTCACCTACTTTTGAAATAATTTGAAGTTGTTGGTCAACTTGAAATTCTATAGGTAAAGGTTTATATAGTTTTATTAATATTGAAGTTGGGGTAGATGAACCACTTGTAGGAGTTTCTAATTGACTATTTACAGCTATAAAATTTCTATTATCACCAAAAGAAATATAAAATTCATCAGCATTTTCCCTAGCATTAATTTTAGTATTAAACTGATTATAATAAGTTAAAATTTGAGAGGTAGATAAAAAATTATTTTGGATTCTTAATTCAGTTCTATCTCCTGATATTTCTGATAAGAAATAAGGATGACCATTAAATAGTTCGTTTTGTTCATCTTGTATTAATTCAGATCCTAATTCATAATCTATAAAATTATATACAGCATAATAATTTCCAGATGAATATCCTTGATTATATATATCTTCAATTGGATTTAATTCAAATTGATTATAACTTGATGTTGAATTTGAAATAGTAGTTCCGGATTCAGGAGGGAGAAAAGAACCGTTGGCATTATAATTTAAATTTTGATATAATAATGTTTTAGAATAATTATAAAGATAAAATTGAGTTTTACTTGTTGTTGGGGAAAAAGATCCAGTTAATTCAATTGAGGGAATAATAGCATCTAAACTTAATTCATATCCTTCTTGAAGAAAAACTTCAGCATTTAATTGGTTAATGGATGCAGAAACTGGTATTGCCATTTTTTATTATTTATCTAATTGTTGTTTCAACTTGTACTTCTTCAATATTGTCAAGATTTAATCTTCCAGTACCTGAGAATACTAAATTAGGATCTACTTCATTAGGATCAATTGCATCTTCTAAATTAGTTGCCTCTTGTATTAATTCTAAATTTTCTCTTCTTAATTCAGCAATTTCATCTAGTAATGCTTGTATTTCAGTACTAATAGTAGCAAAGTCAGCATATTCACCACTAGTTTTTGCAAGATACTCATGAGATTCTATATCTCCAAGCTTAGGTATAATATAAAAGAATTTATCATAAAGATACCAAAAATCATTTAAAGTAGCTAAATCTCTATCAAAAAATGAAGGATCAGGAATGTTAACTAATTGAGTAAATTCTTTATTTACTGTTTCATTAAATTTATCCTTATTAAATCTTTGTGATTTTAATGTTATATTTTCTGCCATTATCCATTTATTACTTTAAACATTATATCTTCATCAAATACTTTTGTAGTACCATCTATAGTAGTTTTTAATAAAATTGTATAATATCTTTCTGGTTCTAATCCTCCCATATAAATATCAAAATAACTAGAAGTTGTATCAGCACTTACTTGGGTATAGATAGAATCAAATTCTATTACATATTCATTTGTTTCTGAGTCTTTAATAGCATAATATGATGCTTGAGGTAAATAATAATTAGTCAAATATCCAGATTGGGTTTGGAAAACTTTTTTAGGATATTGAGGTACAGCTGCTATTCTAAATCTTTGTACACTTTCAGAATAATAAGTTCCATCATTATTATATGATGAAATAAATGCTTCTGGTTGGTATAGTTCTTCCATTTTTGATGATGTATGATAGAAAAAATCATCAAATTTAAAATCTAATTGTGGTGGATATATTGTATTAGTATCTACTGAATAGAATTTAAATGTAGAAGCTTGTGATTGGGATGGTATAAATTCAACAGATGAAGTTTGTTTAATAATAAATCCTTCATTTGGTATATCACCCCCAGTAATTCCTTTAGATTGACTTATCCAAATATCAATAGTATTAGTTACATCAACATTTAAATCTATAGAATTTGCATATGTAAATGTTTGTGTTTGAACTATATCTTTTAATGTAGATGATCCTGTATACCATGTTCCTCCCCCTATAGATGTTCCTTGATTTTGTGAGTAAGATCCAGTAGTTAAATTATTAAAAGTTCCATTAGTCCATTGTTGTTCACCTGTACTTCTCCAACAACAACCATTTTCTGTAATTGGAGAATTTCCAAATCTTCCTGTTCCCATATCCCAACTTTGTGATATTGGATATACTTTTAAATATGATGTAGAATTTAAATTTGTTACTACAGCAGCATAATTTTTTAAGTTAGAATTCCAAGTTCTAGGTATAAAATTTCCTGCTGTTAAAGTGAATGAAGCTGTTGTTAATCCTCCTGCTGTTGTAGTTAAACCCCCTATTTTAATAATATCCCCAGGTTTATAATTTTTACCTCTTGTTTCACGTGATGTAGGTATTACAGTTCCTGCGATAGTATTTCCAGTTAAAAATATTTGAAGTTTTCCACCTATACCATTTCCAGTTGATGCTGTTATAGGGAAAATTTGATTAGCCATAGATGTAGCTAAATTTGTTGGGTTATCTGTTATAGAAGAAAATAAATTTCCATTAAGATAATTTATATAATTAGTAGATTTAGTAGAACTAGAAACATAAGTATCAAAAGTTCCATTTATTTCTGGTGTTGCAAATTTAATTAAGTATCTACTAGATTGAGCTGCATCATCTAATATGTAGGTAGATGCTTCTAATATTTCATCTAACCCAGTATTCATTGTAATATTTTGAGTATATAATGTAGCGTCTTTTTCAGGAAATAGTTTATAAATTGCCATTTATTTATATATTAAAGTTTTTTATATCATTAAGTTTAGGACCAACATCACTAGGAACTATACTTTCATCAATAGATTCAGGTACACCACCTGTACCTGGTTGTTGATTTAATCCACCTCCTATAACTTCTTCAATTTCATTACTAGGATCTGCAAGAACTTCTAAATATGTCCTACTAGGAGTATATTGTTGTAATGTCATTGTTTTTAATGTCCCCCCATCTTCTGAATTTTCTGTAGTATCTATAAATTTTGCTCTTGTAGGATATCTTAATACTTTATACTGACCCCCATCTAAAAATGAAGATTTTTCTCCATTTGCAGCAGATGTCCTATTTGGGCCTCCACTTCCTCCTTGTTTTGTTCCTGCTTCTGAATTTTCAACATCTAAAGCTGTAGTTTTAAAAGTATTTGTTAGTGGTGATTCACCATCTGTAGCTCTTACTATTCCTTCTTTTGTGGTATAAAAAGGATTTTCAGGTGTATAATTTTGTACAAAACCTGATCCATTAGGACCATCATCATTAATAGGACCACCAGTTCCTCCTTGTTTTGTTCCTGCTTCTGAACTTTCAACATCTAAACCTGTTATTTTAGTAGATTGAACTAAATCATTAGTTGAAATATCAGATCTTACTATTCCTTCATTATTAGTATAATATGCATTAGTTGGTGTATATCTCTGGATAAAACCAGATGTTGGTATTACACCAGCATCAGAATCATTTGGTGCAGCTCCACCATTTTCAGCTTGTCCTAAAAATTGATTATTAACTCCTTCATCATATTCTGCTTCTAGAGGAGATAGTTTAGGAGGCATAGGACCTGGTGTATTACCAAGATATGTTCCTGGTTCTCCTGGGCCTTTTATACCTTCGTCTCCTCTAGTAATAAATGATTTTTTATATCTTTCTAATAAATCCATATTTTTTTATTTATAAAGGTACTACTCTTCCTACAATATCAGCTTGTGGATATTTTAATTCAAAAACCATAGGATCAACTGATGGGTAGATTACTCCCTTATCAGTAGCTGCTAATGTATCATATGAATAATCACTATACCCTTTACTTGCTCCTGCTATATTTTTTATTTCTACATTTGTTACCGTTTGTACACCTTCAACTTTATCTAAAAGTATACTTATATCTTTTAATAAAATAGGTTGATTTATATTCCAATTATCAATATTAAAATAATCTGTTAGAGATTCTATACAACGTAAAATTACATCATTATTATTAAAATTAGGTAATACTATTATATCAAAATTACATGTTATATTAATAATATAAGCATCTTTTATCTTAATAGAATCATTTATCATTCTATATTCAGATAAATATGTTTTTAAATTTTGTTTTAAGGTTGATGAAGCTGTTCTTAATTGTTTTAAAGAATTATAGGATAAAACATACATGTCTAAAATTGTAGGTAATTCACCTAATTGATATTCTGCTACTTTAGTAGGTTGAATATAAGCTTTTGCTATAGTACCTATATTAGCAGGCATACTTAAAGCTCTAATTAAATAATCCTGTTGAGTAACAGTTCTTAATTGATTTTGAAAATTACCTAAAGCATTTTGTCTTATTTCTTCTATAGTATCTGCTCCTTGACCTCCATCAGCAGCTAATATATTATTTACAGCTACAGATGAAAAAATAGTATTAGCTAATGAACTATCTGATATATTAGGATTAGTAAATACAATTCCTGTAGTAGGAAAATTAGTTAATGTTCCAGATGCTACATTAGATTCTAATCCTCCTCCAGTTAAATATCTTATAGTTAAAGTTGTATTTGAAGGAGCTATACCATAAGTATCAGTAAACATAAAATTCAAAGGAGAGTAAGCCGTAGTTAATTTATCTTTAGAAAATGATAATCCTGTTCCCACATTGTCTGGGTTAGGGACTAAATTTTCATCATTATCTGTTACAGTTCCTGCCCCAAATCCTAATTGTAATTGGGTTGAATTTAAAAATCTTGTTGTAAATCTTCTTTGAACTTGTTTTAAATTTAATAAATTAGGAGCATCATCTTGAACAGCATTTGGGTCTGTATATGAGGCGTTTATTTTTGTAGTAAATACTGTATCTTGTGCTAAATTTAATACTTCATACCATTCATTATTTTCACTATCAAAACAATCTAATACATTTATAATATTAGATGCATTAATATCTACTACTGGGTATTTTGAAGGGGAAGTAAATGTTGCTGTTGTTGTATTTATAGTTCCAGATATAGCTTTTCTTGTTTTTTTCAATAAAAATCTATCTGGATTTGTTCCACTTAATGAATATATTGATATTTCTGTTGGATCCTGAGATGATGATATTGAAAAATCACATACGTCTTCAGTTATAAATTTTATATTTGAATTTTCATTTGAAGTAATTTGAAAATTTGAAGGTATTTTTAAAGTATAATCAAAATCTGGTACATATTCTGTACCACCTCCTGGAACCGCTTGTGTTTTTGCAGGGAGTTGTTGATAAAAAGCAATATCAACAGTAGCTGCTGTAGTTACTTTAGGTTTATAACCTAACATATAAGCTAAATCAAATAGATTTTTTTCTTGTCTAGCATATTGTATAAATGTTTCTTGAATTTGATTATCTAAATAAAATGATAAAACATCCCCCACATATGAAGCCATTTCAATAAATAACATTCCAGTAGAATCTGAAGAAAAGTCATTATAAGTATTAGGAAAATAAGTTTTAGAATAGTCTATAAGAGCATTTCTAAATGTATTAAAATCTCTATTAGTATATGTTATATTTCTATTTAAATTTGCCATTATTGTATTGCTATATTTATTGAATCTTCTATTCCTATATTTTGAATTAAATAAGTTATAAATAAATTTATTGTATTTCTATCTGGTTGGTTTTCAAATTCTATACTTTTAACTATTACTGATGGAAATTCTAATGAAATACCATCTTTAATCCGTGCTTCAATAGCACCATTTGTCCCATCATTAATACCCTCTCCAATAAAATCTCTTAAATTTGCACCAAAAAGGGGTCTCATTACTCTTTCTCCTTTATTAGTTAATAAATAATTAATTAAATTAGTTCTTATTACTTCTTGTGTTGTAAATGTTGGATTAAATACTGCTCTTCCTGACAAAGGTAAGCTGAACCCTAGAGCAGCATTACCTTTATTAGGTGTTGGAAAAACATTATTTACAATTTTAGCCATTATTTACTATTCATTAAATTCATTATTTGATCCATTCCTACATTTCCATCAGGTAAAGCACCATTAGCCATATCCATTCCAGGATTTGGTCTAAAAGTTTGAGCATTATTAGTATTAAAAGAAGCAGCAGTTTCTCCTAAAATATTTTTATAAGCATCTCTTTTTTCTTGAGATGACATTACAGGAGTTGTAGGTGAAGGTATAGGAGTTGAAGGATTATAAGACTCCATAACAGGAGTTTGAGCTAATACTTTTGGTGTTTTTACAGCTTCTAAAAGTATATCTTTTAATTCTTCTTGTATTACTTCTCTAACAGTTTCTTTAAGTACTTTTTTTAATTCTGTTAATTTCATCTTTAGTTTTATTATAAATATTAATAATTTTTGTTTTTACATCAATTACGATCCAGTAGGTATAGGTAAGGTATTCCTACCAAATTCAAAATACCACCTATCAGCTGGTGTTAAACCAGCGTTTACATTATTTTGGTTATATGAACTTGAATTTGGGTTTCCTCCTCCAGTTGACCAAAATGGTAATTCAGAAGCTGCTTGGGCATTTTCATTATACCAATTTATTCCTAATACATTTTTAAGTTTTATAAAAATTTGAGTTTTGGAATATGCATTTATTTGATCATATGTTAATCCATTATTAGTTTCATCATAATTAGGAGGAATTGTATTATTAAAATAATAATCCGTAGCTATGTTTATTTCTGATTGCCATATATCTCTTATTTCATCGGAAGTAATCAATTCACTAGCATTCCCACTTATTGGAATTTCATTGATAATAGGTTGATTATAACCTTGGTTTTTACTCAAAAAATAGTCTTTTAAAGGATCATTAAAATTATTTCCTGCACCTGATAAAAATCTTAAATTAGCTGCTTCAAAAATAGCTTGCATAAATGGTTTTCGTTTAGCCATTTCTGATCTTAAACTTATAAAATCGTTTCCAATAGTAGCATCATTGAATAAATTTTCTGCTGTTAAAGCTAATCTTTCTGAATATGGGTATAATCTTCCATCATTAGCATATCCAAATGCTCCATCATTACTCCATCTTTTTGATGTTTCATCATAATCACCACCTTCATCTTTTGCATTATTAAGTATATTTCTAGCAGTTCTTCTTATTAAATTGATTTGACCTGCTATTACTTGATCAGTACCATCAAAATCTGCTAAAAATAGTCTTTTAATAGTTGCATCTAATATTCTATCACCTTGTTGGAATTCATATCCTTCATTAGCTACAGCTTGTTCTAAAATAGTTCTTGAATTATCAAAGGCTTCTTGAACTATTGTTGGATAATTTTCCTTATTTGGTCCTCTATTTTGTGATAACTCCCAAGCTAATTCATATAATTCATCTGCTTCTTCTCTATTAGCGCCAAAAAGACTCATTAATATAATAATTTGATTTTCTTTAAATATAGCTTTAAGTGGATCTTCTTGGGGTTCTGGTGCTGGGAATATTAAATCTTTAGTATCAATTAACCACTTCATTTCATCAACTAAAACAACATTTGATGATGAAAAAGACTCATCTCCTAATAATTCCTCTATAGGTGCGTTTTCATTATAAAATTCTCCATCTATAACAGATTCTTTATTTTGTGCTATTATTTGTTTTTTAATTAATGAAGTATCTGTTGGTGGAAATGATAATCTTAAATAATAGTCTCCATATAATAATCCTGGGGGTTCGGTTAATATTTTTTCTAATTCTGCATCAGTTATTACCCCAACAAAATTTGTAGCTGTTTCTTCTAAATCTTCAGCAGTAATATTAGGATCTTTTTCTATACAATTAGTTAAAGCAACATCAAATTCATTTAATTTAGTAATTACTTCTCCAACATCATTACTAATTAATTCTAAAGCTTCTGGTATTGTTTCTAAAGATGCTTCTTCTTTATCTATTAATGTTCCTAGATTATCTAAAGCATCAGCTAAATTATTCATTACATTTAGAGGTAACCCTACACCTGGAGGAACTGATGATGGAATTGGAAGTTGTTTTATTATAGTTTTTCCTGCACTTAGTGCTTGAACTGCTATTTCAGAACCTTGAGCTACTTTATTTAAAATTAATATTTTTTGTTCTATTTCTCGTAAAGCACCATTAATTTGATTTTTTTGGTTAATTAGTGATTTTAATTCTTGGGTTGTAGGACAAGCATCTTTAAATCTATCTATTAATACATCTAATGTTTTATTAAATTGAAAAGTAGTTCTTGTTACACTTTGTACTATTCTTGATATGAATTTTGCTAAAGCCATTATAAAGTTCTTGTTGTTTTAGATTTATAAAATTCAATTGAAGTTAACATAGTTTGAGCTTGTAATCCTACTTTTGTTGCGGTTTGAGCAACAGCAATATTAGGAACAAAAGGTATAGGTGTTCCTACAGTACCTAAAGCAGAAGTTAATGAAACAACATTAGTTAATAATTTTTGGAAATCAGCTAAAAATTTATCTCCTAATATTAAAGGTTCAGTAGTACTTTCTTCCTTATCTCCTAACATTATTTTAGTTCCAACTTTAACAACAAAATTAGAAGGAGTATCAAAATTAAAACCTTTTTGGGCTCCAAAAGATATAGTTCTTGCAGAACTAAGTAAAATATGATCGCTTTTTGAATTAAATAATAAACGACCTGAATCAACAATAACTTGAGAACCATTATATGAGCTAGGAGAACTAGGAACTTCACCAAAAGCAGGTGTATATGAACTATAATCAGTACTAGCTGCTCCTATAGGTATTTGCTGATTTGAAGTTAAATAAATTGAAGATTTATCTGTATTTATATTTTCTACTTGAGGGATCCAAGGATCGTCTTGTGTTTCTGTTTGACCATTTTTTATAATAGTAATGGGTTCACCATTAACTCCACTATTAGACCAGGGATTTGGTGGTGTACTATTATCTACAGTACTACCAAATCTTATTGTATTACCCCATCTTCCTTCAATTAAAACATCACCTTCATAAGGTTGTAAATTTCTAATTCCTACTCTTTCTTGAAATGTTAATCCTAAATCAATATTGTTAACCCCTTCACCCGATTGTATTTCAATTCCTGCTTCTGTATTTTCATACTTTTTAGAGTTAGGAGATGTATTAGAAAGAGAATTAGGAAGAGCATTATGATGAATACTATTCCAAATATTAACAGATTGAAAATAATAAAATTGTTTTCCACTACTAGGATTTCGTGTTGATGATGGATCAGGTAATGAAATTATATAGACAATTTCATTTACTAACGGTAAAAATTTAATATTAGAATATAAAGGTTTAGCAAAACTTAGAGATTCTAAAGTTTGAGTTCCTGGATTATCTATTTCTTCATATAATATTCCACCCATTCCTGCGTATTGTCCATATTTTTCCCAATTAATAGGATAATCAGCTCCATTTAACGAAACAAATTTTACTCTTACTGGGATTATCTCATTTTGTTGTTGTTGAAATATAGGTGATGATTTTAAAGAATTTAAACCTGTTGGAATTTTAGCCATTATTTTTATTTTCTTTATTTATTCTTTCTAATTTATCCATCTCAGCTAATAATTCAGCTTTTTCTTCTTCAGTTATCCCAAATTCACCTTCATCATTAGTATTATTAACAGCTCTTTGAATAATAGTAGCCATTTTGATTAGTTGTTCATCATTTTTTACTCCTATTTCTAAATACTCTTTTATTAAGGGTACTATTAAAGTAGCATCGCCTATTTCCTGAATTAATGGTTTTAATTCACTTATTAAAGATGAAATTTGTTCTTTTTTCTTTGTTTGGTTATCATATATCTCATGGAGAATATCAGAGAATTTTTTATCACCAAATATTATTGAATCTAATTGTCCCATAATTTTTGATTATAAATATTAACTTTTTTAACTTTTAAGATGGAAAAAAACCTTTTTCATAATACACTAAATATTTTTCCTTAAATACTTTATGTAATTTATTTGCTATTTTTGTAATTTTAGGAGTTTTTACATCGATCATTTCTCTTATATAAATATAAAGAGCTTTTTTATTAAAAACATCTATAGCATCTCTTTTTCTAAATAATTCTAAAATACAATCAGCTATTTGAGCATCATATTCTTTTGGAAAATAATTATAAATATTTTCTGTCATATGTTTTACATACAAATCTATAAAAATAGATAGTCTATCTCCCTCTTTATATCCTTTAGTATATAACTCATCTCCAAAATTATTGTCTGATTCAATAAATTTTTGGGATGATTGTTCTAATTTAGGATTTAAAATAAAAAAAGTATTATCACCTACATCCAAATTTTGATGTTTAGTAATATCTACCATATCAACAGAGTCTATTTTTTTCTTATAATTTTTTTGATTATAGATTATTAACCATCTTTTTACAATAGTCCCAAAATAAGAGTATGCTTTTGCACCTTTTGAGGGATCAAATAAATGGATTTTATCTAAAAGAAATACCATAATCTCATGTTGTAAATCTTCTAAATTTTCAACATTATCCGTATAGTAAAATTTAAAAGTATGAATTATGTTTTCAGTTAATTTATAAAAAGGATAATGTATTTCTCTAGAATAGATATTACTTTTAAACTTTTTATCATTACTTATATTATACTGAACAATTGCGTCTTCAGTTTCTTGAGTAAAATAATTTCTCTTTTGTCTTTTTTTCTTAGCAGCTTTTATTATATTATCCATTTATCACAGTTATATTTCTTTAATTTTGAATTCATTTAATAATTCTTGTAAAGTCATAACTGTTTTAAAAAAGAAACCTATTTCATCATCGCTTTTAAATCTTCCTTGAGCATCTAATTTTTTTAGTTTTTCATCTGAAATTTCTATCGCTTGTGAAATTTTATTTAGATATTTCATATATTCTACTAAAATATCTTCTTGCTGTTCATTTTTCTTCATTAGATTAAAAGTAGTAAAACCTAATACTACTACTAATGCAGATAAAATTGATATTAATACTATTTCCATATTATAAGTTGTCTAACATATTCTTCAATCCTGGGCTTGATATATTACCTAGGGCTTTAGATTTTGTAGTTTTTTTATTTTTTATTGTAAAATTTTCTTTTGGTTTATTTTGGTCTTTTTTAAATTTAGGTAACCATTCTCTTTCAAATTCAATTCTAGCTGCCATCATATCTGCTTGATGTAATATCAATGGTAGAGACGTTCTTGGTTTTTGTTCTGGCATCCATCCTTTTAAATATTTGTCATTTGCTGGGTCATATAAACCATCATGTGTTTGAATTGCTACCATTTCATTAAAAGAATATTTAATATTATGGTGTTGAAGTAACCATAATCCCCTATCTGGCACTGATGCAAATGGAACTTCTTTATTAAACATATAATCTTCACCTAATTTTTCTTTCCTCCATTTATCAGTCTGAGTAATATATGATGCTTGATCCATACTACCCATTTTACCTAAATCATGATTAATAGCAGAAAATACCAATTCTTCTATAGTAAATGTAGTAATATCTGCATCTTCTTCTTTCCATAATTCATATTGTTTAAGAGCACAACGAACTACTCTATTTACATGTTCAACATATCCTCCTGGAAAAGCATTGTGGTATTCTTTTTTATGAGCTGCTGGCATTAAAATAATTCTTTCCTCAAACTTTTCATAAAAATTTAATAATAATTGTTTTCTATCTCCTGTAATATGTGTTTTAATATTATTAAGAAATATTTCCCAATTTGATTGTATTTGCTCTGCTGATAGATTCATAACCTTTATTTAATTACATTGTTTCTTGTTCACGATCTATAAATGATTTTAGATCTTGAAGTATTTCTTTTGATTGATTGATTTCATTAGTAAATTCGCTAGCATCTGCCCCCGGTCTACTTAAGATAAAAAGTAAAGTTTGTAATTTACCCTCTAGTTTCTCAATTAATCTAACACACGTTTCCTTATTTCTCATAATTTAATTATTTAGTATTATTCTATGTTCATATTTAATATCTTATCTCTTTATATCTCCTAATATCTCAATATCTCTTATCTTAATATTTAATGTACCTTAATACCTTTATATTAATTTATACCCAAGATATATAAAATAATTGAGGAATCCAAACTATTCTGAAAGACTATCAAGAATTTTTTGAAGATGGGCACATCTTTCATATTGTTCTGTTTCTATAAAAAAAGAAATGCCTAATTTTAATGCTGTATCTAAATATTCATCTGCGTATACCTTTATTCCTTTAATATGTTCTTCTTTAGACATATCAATTTTTTTAATATAAGACCAAGCTCTATTATAAGTAACAAACTCACCAGCTTCTTTAACATCACCTAAATCTAAAGCTTTATCTGATTTTTGGAAAAATTTTATTATTTTTTTATTAAAATTTATGTGATTTAAAATTAATTTTTTATACATACCAACCCAATATGTAGGTGTATTTTTAAAATCCATATAAGTAGTACCATTATCAACACCACTAAAATCATCATCAGGTCCAAATAGGTGAAATATATTATCTAGATTTATCATATGTTATAAATATATTAACTTATAATTAAAAATCCAAATTATCCTGTAAAGGATCCACCACCACCGGGCTTTAACGACTTGCCCTGTTAAATGCCGTTTAGCTAGGGTACTTTATTAAGCAGCCATCGCTAGTTCAACTTGTTCGCCAGTTATGCGTGTGATCTTCATTATACCCTTACTTCATGTCAAATCCATTCACCCCCTTTGATATTTTAAATTTTGTGGAGGTGGTGGGTTTCGAACCCACGTCCAAAAAAGCAGCTAATATAACTACTAACGATCAAAAATAAATATACAAAAATGTTTTATATGTTCCAATCTTCCTCAGCAATTTGTAATGCTAATAAAGGAGACATATTTTTATTTCCTTTCATTGTTAATAAAGCATAATATATAACTTCTGTTAATTTTTGTTGTTTATTTACTCTATCTAATATTTGAGATATTTCTATTATCTCATCACTTCCTACTTTATCTAAAAACTCTTCTTGAAATTTATCCATATTATTATTTATTTTCAGCATCAAAGAAAAACATTTGCCATAATCTACCTGTAGATATACTATTACCAAAATATCCACATGAACTATGAATTGAATGTCCATCAAAAATTACCATTCTATTATATACATTTCCAAATACATCTACATCTTCAAATAGTGTTCCATCACAAAATGTTTCTTGTTGTGGGAAATAATCAAGTACATTATCACTTTGGGAAGAATGATATATTTTATTTTTTTTATTTGCTACAATTTTTGTTCCAGTTTCAAAGGGGGCATTAGGAGTTAAAAATACCATAGCAGCCCATTTTTGAGTATCCGTATGATATACTAAAGGTGGTATTCCTGCTGAATTTCCAAATCCAGATTGAAATACACCACAAATAGAATAATAATCAGCCCAATTAGTAATATTAACACCCATTGTTTCTTCTATTTTTTCTTTTACACCCTCAAATATAAATTGTTTTCTAGTCCTCCAACCAACTCCTCCATGGTCTTTATCCCAATACATTTGATGTAAAGCATATTCTCTAATAGCATCTGGATCTTCATAAAAATCATCAATAATCCAAGCTCTTTTATTTGGATTTTTATTAACTTTAAATTTATTAGACTCTATAATACCATAATCTGAGGATTTATTTGAATCTTTTTCATATAATTTTTTCATTATTTTGCTTTTAATTTTAATACCATTTTATCACTATTAATCATAAAAGGATCACCTGCTAATCTATCTTTAATTTTTTCTTTAATAACATTAAAATTAATATTAGACCAATCTTCTCCTATAAATTGATCATCCTTTTTTCCCATCCCATTTTCATCTATTTTATCCCAATCATCTATGCATATTAAACATTCATTATTAAAATTATTATATATATGCATTATTTCTTCTTCTAAAGGCACTTGCTCTACTGCTGTTGGAGTATTTGTATTTCCTCTATGAGCTGTATTTTTACCTCTTACATAACTGTATGCTCCTTTCCACTTTGAATTCTCCCAATCTACATTATCATCTCCACTCCAATGAGCATCTAAGAAAAAGAATACTTTTTTATCTAATTTAGAATTATTTAATTCTTCAATTAATCCATTTTTAAGTACAGATGCACTATCACCTAAATGGCATGTTATATTTTTATTATTTTTAAATACTTCATTAGAAGCAGCATTATATAAACCCTCATCTAATTCTATAGTATGAACTCTATTAAAATGTCTTGATAAATATTCTGTTGTTGCTCCTAAATAAGTACCAGTTTCAACTGCAGTTGTATAATCATTTCCTATATAAGGTAAAACTCTTCTCCATAACTCATCATCAAATCCACTATCTGTAGCTTGGGGATTGATTTCACATTCTCCACTATTAGGTATTATACCATTTTCACATCTAGAACACATATCATAAGTTGTGTTTTGTTTAGGCATAATATCATCATATTCTTGTGTATATAAATTACCTAATATTTCTTCTAAATTATAATCCATACAACATAAAGAAACATCTCCATTAGGTAATAATATATTATGATATAAATCTTCTATACAACCACAAGTTCTTTTATCATTTCTAAATACAGTTTGAACTTCATTCATTACTTCAGTAAGTTCAGGTTTTAATTGGGCCTCTCCTACTAAATTACCAGCTCTATGCCACATTGTATATTTATTAACTTCATAATCAGGATATAAATGTGTAACTTTATTATGTGTGGTACCCATTGCCATAACCATAAAATTAGATATATTAGCATTTTTTAAAGCCTCTACTACCTTTATATATCTATCAGTTACTGGGTGTTTTGCTCTTTTTTCTTCATCTGGTAAGTGTAAAGTAAATCCACCATTTGGACCCCCACAAAAAGGAATATGTTTAATTTTTTCAACATCTTCTAGAGTCATACCTACACCTGTTGTAAACACAGAAATTCTATGACCTTGTTCATGAGCATATAACATCATATCTGAACAATGTTTATTCATATAAGGCTCAATAAATCCAGAAAATGTTATTCTAACTTCAGTTGGTAATTTATCAATAGCCATTTTAAATTGATCCATACTCATTGTTCTTTCTTTATGAGTAGTAAAATGTTTAGAGTCCCAAACTTTTTGAAGAGTTCTTTGAGGACAAAAAACACAATCTACAACACACCCTTTTTTAGGAATGGTTGTTGTAATTTCCATTGTAGGCCATTCAGTTACTTTCCAATGATAATTATCTTTTTTTATATATTTTTTATTATTTTTGGGTTTTACCCTATGTTCAATACCTAAATTTTTAATATTATTACCTACATATACTTTAAAATTTTCATCTAAATCAAAATTATCATGTAAATCAATAAAAATATCTTCACTTTCTTCTTTTTTTCCTATTTGCCAACCCGCAAAAGCTTTATAAAAATATAAACCTATTACTCCTGGATACTCATCATATTGTTTAAATTTAATATTATTTTGATGATTTGAAATGCCAATACAAGCATATAAGTACATATGGTGAAATAATTCTTCTTTAGATTGATATCTTTGATCCCCAAAATTTTCTAACCACATACATAATTGATAATATCCTTCTGGTCTGTGTGGGGACTGAGAAATAGCTTGAATTAATTGTCCTCTTTCAAATATAGGCCTATCTCCAACTTTAGACATACAATTCCAAGATTGCAATAAACATTCATAAACTAAATCTTTATTATCTGACAACTCAGCACATCTTAAATAATAAGATATAGCAGCAGCATATTGTCCTATTTTAAAATATTCACAAGCTAAATTAAAATTTATATGTTCGTCTCTAGGAGATAAAATATAATTATTAATATATTGTTGTAATTTATAATTTTTCATATTCTATTTCATTTAATACTACTTTAGGCATACTTAATATATAAGCAGCATTATCTTGATAACCAAAAGTAATAATTAAATCATCATCCCTTTCAGCTAAACCACAATTAAATTCAATCATAGCATCCATAAATTTAAATCTTTTAGATACTTTAACTATATTCCAATCCTTATCATAAAATAAAAACCTATGATAATAATGAGCATCTTTCCCATTTCCAACAGGATGCCAAGGAAAAAATACTTCATGAGTTATACATAATCTATATTCACCAAAAGGTATTACTTGTGATCCTCCTCTTAAATCACAATTATCTAACTTAATATTAGCAATTTTCTCACTTTTAGGTTTTTTAATAACAACTTCACAATTTTTCTTTTCACAATTTACTTTTACTAATTCTATAGGATCAGCATGTCTTACAAAATGATAAGGCATATCTAAAACTGGCATCCAATTTTTTTCAAGATATGTTTCTCTTTCTGGTACTTCAATTCTATCTCTTGTTATTTCTTTAAAACCACCATTATTAGGAATAACTTCACACATTTCCATTCTACCCGTTCCTATTGTATCTATATCTCTCCTTACACCACAAGTATAAAATTTATCATCCCATCTAAATATTCTTACATCTTCTTGTCCAATAAAATCCCAAAGAGGTTTTTTATCATATTTAGTAGTATCTATTTTATGGTAATCTATTTGATCTAGTTTATCATCTAAATGACATAAATAATTTGTAGTTTCTAAATATAAAAAATTCTCAGGATTCATATATTGCATAGCTCCCCACATACCCCAATATTTTTGGTTAAATTCTACATGATGCATTATATAACCTACATGTCTTATATTAACTATAATTCCTTCTTTTTTATCAATATAAACAGTAGCATTACATAATCCTGTTCCTCCTGTATTTTCATTAGGAACTAGTAAAGGTTTAATAAAACCTCCATGTTTAATAGATAAATTTACTAAATTATTTTCTTTTGGATAAAGACTCTCCCAGTTCATATATTAATTTTTATTTAATATCATATAAATCTATGATTATATGGTTATAATTATTATATAACACGCTAAAACCGCGAATTAACGCGGTTTTTGCGCATTGTGTAAACAAATATTAACAATAATCTAAAGCTAATTCAAATAATTCTTTATTAATTTTCATATCTTGTTTGAAATTTTTAATTTCTCTTGCTTTACGAGGTTTACCTCCCATTCTATATTCAAAATCTCCTTCAATAAGTTTTTCTTGAACTACATTAAATACACTCCAAAGATCCTTTCCTGTATCTTCTTTTCTAACTGGTTCAATAAACGCATCCCAATCAATTTGAATTCTATTAACTTCTTTTTCTGTAAATCTAGTGTTAATAGCTTCTTTAGCAAATGCAAGAATTTGTTCTTGTTCTAATTCTTTTGCTTTCATTTGATTCATTGACTCAACTGTTAATGGTAATTTCTCAACCATCTCTTTAATTAGTACTTGTAAATCTTCAAATGTATAACCCATATGACGCATTTTAACATCTTCAAATTGAGTATCTGCAATTACTAATCCATTTTCACAAATTAATCTATAAAGACCTGCTTGAAAAGTAAATGCATTTTTACCATCATGAGAATTTGTTAATAATATTTGTGGAAAAACTGTATCTCCATCTTTACCATTTATAACAACATCATCATTTCTGAATATTAATAAATGTTTTTGGAAACCTTTAGTTGATTTCTTTCTAGCTTTAACTTCTTTAGCTTCAATTGGTTTCCAACCTAATAATTCCATATCATCAATAACTCTTTCTGTTGGAATGTGAGTATATTTAGATGATACATCTTCACTTGGCTTTTCAGAGAATACTGATGGAGCTAAACTTCTAATGTTTGCTTTACTTAAATACTTTGCTGTTTGTAATTGTTCTTCATTTAACATAACCTTGATTTTTTATTTAATATTAATTTAATTGTTTTGTAACTCATTTACGGGGTAAATATACGAAAGGTCTCCTGGGGAGCCAAGTTTTTTCACGGGAGTCTTTAATTATTTTCTCTTATTTTCACTGTAATATCATGGGGTGCAAATTCATTACCACCAAAATATGGGTATAAATAATATCTTCTAACTAATCCCCAATTTCCTTCAGGTCTTCTTCTAACCATAGTAGTATCACCCTCAACAGTAATAATATAATAAAAAGTTTTAATATCTATTGTAGCATTATAAGATATGTTTGGTTCTATAGTTCTTATAGTAGCTGAACTATGTCTACCATCTTCATGTCTTAACCAACATAATTCTATTTCATTATTAATATATCTCCAACCTAATCTTATAGAGTATTTTTGATGTCGTGCACCAAAATCACTAAAACCATAAATCTTATTAACATCATATTGATTTTCTGGTATTTCAGTAGTATAGATAGCAGATTCATCCAATATAAAGTCAAAATTTATTCTTGAATTTGTAGGATGATTAAAATAATTACCAGAACTATGGGCACCCCCAGGTATTATATATGTCCTAAATCCTAAATCATCAGTTTCTTTTTTACATGAAACTAATACTAAAAATAATGTTAGTAATAATCTAATCATCGTTTTAAATCGTATCTAAATAATATTATACCACCCATATTGGCATACATATCACCTTTTTCCCAACCCTTTCTATAACGTTCATCTACAATTTCTTTAATAATACCAATTCCTAAACTAGTAATAGTACTATATCTTTTTGCTTTTTTATGACCTATTTTAGGTTGTAAATAATGATATGTAGTATAACTTATAGTATAACTAGCTGTAAAATGGAGTATTTTATCACCACCTACTTTAAATGGTTGAGAGTATGTGTTTAAACTAAAGAGTAAAAATAATATAGTAAAAAATAGTTTCATTATAAAAGTAATTAAAAAGTAAATAAAACCTTTTAAAAACCTTTATAAAACTATTAAGAAATTGTTAATGTAATACCACCAGTAGCCCTTAACATTGAAGAACCAACAGTAACAGTGGCAGTTGGTGTAAATTTATATGAACTAGCACCTGAAGGTACA